TAGACACATAGCCGTTCAGGGTTGCGCTTGCGGCGTGTGATTTGTAGTCAATGCTGACATACTCAATCACATGGTAGCTTGCGGTTGCCCCTGTGCTTTCGTCTTCGATTTCATGCGAAATTGCGATAATTTGCTTTGCCATAATAGAGCCTTTCTATAATTGTCGTCCTACTGCGACTAAAACATAAACTTCGGTCAAATCAACGGTCTGACCTTCCCATGCGCCGTCACGTCTCAAGATGATGTTCGATGAAGCCGCGACGTTATCTTTGGTTTTCTCGTAGTACCCCTCGCGCCGGCTGCCGTGATAACCATGTTGCAAGATGGTTTCCGTGCCGTTGTTGTCCGACCAGAACAAGCCAACCATTCGGTTATCAGAACTGCCGATAGAGTAATGGAACTTGACGCCGTAGATATTGTCAGGAAGCGGGATTTTGGTTTCTTTCTGCTGAACGGAACCTGCCCGCCCGCGTGAAAGATTGCCAATCTTCCGCCACTCAACACCACCCATTAACGCCTTATATTCAGGGTCGCTTTGTGCAAGATATGAAGTCATCAATACTGGGACATCCATATCAAAAGTCTCATTCCCGCCCAAAGTAACCCGAATCGTATTAACCGCGTCACGGCGAAGAAGCATCCAGTTGAACGAATGGATTTGCTTTTCGTTTGTGACGAAGTAGTTTTTTGATGCATCGGTGTTTAATACGGCGTTCGTGATTTCCGATGCTTTCAGCGTGGTTTTGGGCATTACAGTTCCGTTTAATTCGAGTCGTGCCACTGGTTCTGCATAACCTGCTTTACCACCATTCAGCACTCCGCCAAAGCCAAATCTAACCGAATTAGATGTGTAGATTTTGAAATCGGGGCGCATCAACGTTGGCACTTCGTCCGCCTGAATTTTGATTTCCCAAGTGTTAGCGTTAATCTTATTCATGCGATGCAGGCGCAAAACATCGCCCTCAATGTGCGACGCTTTGACCGTGCCGTTGAAATAACCTGATTCCGCTTCAATCCTGCCATGAATGACAGCATTTTTAGCCTCAAGCAGTCCGCCTGATGTTACGGTAAAGTTACCACCACCGATATCTAAGCTGCCGCCGTTGATACTGCCCAAATTCGATGAAATCGCCGACAGTTCGTTGACGTTCATCTTATTGGCTGTAACAGCGTTTGCCGCCAGTTTTTCAGCGGTAATACTACCAGCCGCCATCTCACGCGCAGTAACGCTTCCAGCGGTCAGGCGGTTTGCGTTCAGCGTGTTTGCCGTGATTTTATCGCCGTGAATATCCCCGGCGTTCAACCTATCAACAATCGCCTTACCGTTTACCACCAGTTCGCCATTCACGCCGACGCGGTTTTGCCGTGTATCTACCGTAAACGGGAAGATATCGGCTTTCCCGGTCGCACCGACGCCGAAGCGGTCGGCGTTCACAATAAACTTACTTTCAGGTGTTCCGTTTTTTGGTGTGGTTGCCAAGCCGTAGCCTGCCACCTTGCCGTTAACGTCCACCTTGACCGTGTATTGCGCCTCCAAGCCGTTAATACTGCGTGAGTGGGCTTGTACCGTCGCTTTGTTGCCTTCCGCTGTTGACTGAACCGTTGTGATACGTTCGCCAAGCGATTTGATGTCGCCCGTTGCTTTGGTTAAGGTTGTCTGAACTACCTGAACCGTGCTGCGGATTTCCTGTAAACCGTCGTTGTCTTCAGGCGCAGGTGTCCAATCAGTCGCTACCGTTCCGCGTTCCAGTTTCACATTGGAAACCTTGATGGATTCCGATGTTTGATACCGTGCCTGAACGATGATGTTCCGCAGTGCCTTGACCTCTTTGGCAACCGTGTGCTTGGCAACAATACGCTGTTTCAGCGTTTTGGTCGTACCGCTGACGGCTTCGTCGTACCACGCGGCAAAATACCCGATAGAGTTGTCGGCATAGGTTACGGAAAATTCCGCGCCGATTCGTGGGTAGGGCTTGCCGTATGGCGATGTAGCGTTCGTCAGTTCGATATCGCACGAGATAATCAGATTGTCGCCTTGCTTCAATTCCAGAGCAGACGAAACGTCGATTGTGACGTTTTTGGTCTGATTATTCCCGCTCACTGTCAGCACTTTGCCGGGCGTTCCTGTTGATAGGGCGTAGTTGCGGCCACCAACCGAAACACCGTCAATCTTCGCGGTCAGCGTTTGGATTTCAGACGACCTCGCACTGTCTTTCTGATTAACGGTTTCGCGCAATGCCGTGATACTGCTTTCAGTATTGCCGACCCGTGTTTTCAGAGCTTCCGTTGCGGCGGTTTGGGCGTTAATTGCTGTAACCCGCGCCTGTGTTTCGCGCGTGATGTTGCCCTCAGCCGCAGATACACGACCCGCCAACGTTTCACGCGCCGCAGCTTCCGCCCTGTCGCCGTCTGCCCGTGCTTTCTTTTCAGCTTCCAAGCCTGCGGCGGTCGTGCCTTGCGCTGCCGTAACCGTCCTGATTTGCTGCGCCTGTTCGTTATTCACTCGCTCGACAGCCGTTATCTTGTTTCCAAGTTCGCCGGCTTTTGCAGTCAGGTCGTCTGCGGCTTTTTTCGCTGCGGCTTTTGCGTCTTCTGCCGTGCGGGCGACCGCTGCCCGTGCCTGTGCTTCGGCTGCGATTCGTGCGTTTACACTTCCCGCGCCGTTGCCGTCTATCAGGGCGATTTTGTCGCGCAAAGCCTTATTCAGATTGCTTTCTAATAGGTCGTTTGTCGATACATCGTAAACGGTAAACGATACGCTGTTGCTGATTTTCAGACCGTCTTTGCCGAAGCTGTCATAGCCTGCCGCGCGTAGATGGTAGGTCTTTCCTTTCTCCAGCGGATTGCCGTTGCATTTGGCGATGGTTACAAACGTTTCCGCACCGTCATAGACTTTGTTTGCGTCTATGGTCGGTACGGCTGCGTTTTCGGATACCCAAACAATAATCCCTGCAAAGTCTTCTTCAGCAGGTTTTTGGCAAGTGAAAAACGCCTGTTTCAAACCGCTATCGACAGAGATGCCTTGCAATGCTTGAAGTTGCGGATTTTGCGCCGCGATTTGCGCCCAGTTGCCTGTTTTGCCGGTAACTGCTCGACCGCGAACCTTGAAAACAACATCACGCACCTGCCCGCCGTCGGCTTTCATGTCTGCTTGCGTGTAGGTGTAGCTGTTGTCAACGATGCCGCTGACTGAACGCAAACGGCGTTGGCTGTTGCCTGCGTAGATTTCCACGTCGTAGGTATCTGCCCCATCCAACTTATCCCAAGCGATAACGGCTTCTTTGCCGTATGCCCAAGATGATGTCAGGCGTAAATTTTGGATTTGCCCAAGCGGCGCGCCCTTGATGGTGTAAGAGTACGCAGGAACGGACGACAAATCTTGAATGCCGCCGCTGAAAACGTTGTACGAAACCAGTTTGACCCAAACCGTGCGACCAATCCAGTTACGCGGGACGGCATATTTGAACAATGCTTCGTCAACACGCGCAAACTTACTGCCCGCCGCATGGCTATCAATAGCAGAGCCATACGCGCCGCGTGTCAAATTGCCCAATGTGTAACGCCCTACGCCTTTTAATTCTGCGTTGGCGTATGCCAAAAACTCGCCGTCAACGTAGCACAACGTCAGCAAATCGCGGCTATCCTGCTCCGTACCGCCCGTCATTTGACCCGCTGAAATTTCCACGTTCAGGGTGTTGGTACGGTCGAAAACCGCACCATTCGGCAAAGCAGCCGTCAGCGAGCCGAAACGCGCCTTGTGATTGACTGCGCCGACGCGCGTGTAGCTGTCGCCGTCGGTTGACACCCACACTTCAGCACCGCCCCACATATCGCCGCCAGCCGTCGCCATCCAAATTTGCGGCTCGCCGCCTGTCAGTTGCAACGGGGCTTCGAAGATAACGGGCGCATGGGCATTACCCGGCGAAACATTGTAGTCTGCCGAATAGCCCAAAGACGGCTGCGTCGGATATTCTGACGTTGTGTAAACGCCGACAGGGTAGTCTTCAGCCTTGACGGATAAAACACCCTCTTCGTCTTCTTCGATTTCCGTGATACGGACGGGGGTTTTGTTCAAACCAAGCCCCGCGTCAGTCAGGGTTACAATATCCATCGGCTCAAGCAGGCAGTATTTCCAGCCAAGCTTAAACTCATATTCGTTGCGGACGTACAGGGCGCGTTGCAAGAGTTGCTGGGCTACTTTTTGCGCTACCTTGCCGTTACAGATGCCGTGCATCTTCACGGC